GGAAATAGGTCCTTTTTGGACCGACCCAGTCTAGCTTCCGGTCGACAGTATGAACCTGTACGCCCGGTTGGTCTTCTAGAACCATTGAAAGTTCGTATTATTACGATTCAATCATGGTATCTTAATCTTCTTAAGCCCCTCCAAACTGCTTGGCATACTGCATTGCGAAATACAGATACCTATCAGCTTGTGGGTGGTGCTGACGAACTCGAAGCCCTGAGGCAGTTACCCCTTCTAAATAAAGGGGAATCCTATGTTTCTGGTGATTACGAAGCCGCAACCGACAACATTTATCTTTGGGTAACACTCTATACTTTAGAGTGTTTACTGAAAAGGACCAAGTTTAAATTTGGACAGAATCTCTGGGATTCCCAGGGAACTGAACAGTTTTTACGTGATTTGTGTGTTGAATCCTTCTCTGGACTTGCTATTGTAAGTAAAGATTCGGATCCACTACCGATCACTCGTGGCCAGATGATGGGAAATATTCTTTCTTTCCCTCTTCTTTGTTTGATAAATGGTGCCGTAACTCGTCTCGCATTGGGTCCTAAATCTCAATTTAGAATCAATGGGGATGATGTTGCGTTTATTTCGAATGCTCCACTTTATAGGAGCTGGAAACATATAACCTCGTGCGCTGGCCTGAAGTTCTCTTTAGGGAAGAATTATTCTTCTCCGAAGTTTTGGATGATTAACAGTAAATATTTTATCTTTTCTCAATCCGAGAAAAGATTAGTGAGAGTTAAGGTTCCCAATGTGGGACTCCTTAACTCTTCTTCTTTACTATCAATTGATAAAACATCGGGTCGGGAAATACTTCCTCTAGAGACCTTGCAGAGTCTTCTCAAAGACTTTTTGGCTACCCTAGAGTTAACTCAGATGGAAAGGGGTATAAAGCTTTTTAAGCGGAAATACCACCGTTACCTGTCTAAGTTTCCGGGTCCTTTTTATGGACCTACTTCTCTAGGCTGCCTGGGCGCACCTACTCCTGAATCATATAAATTTTCTCGTATGGAACGTATCTGGATGGAGGCTCACAGAACTGGCGACTTTAACTTTCAGGAAGGTAGAACTACGGAATATAACCGTATTTCGACCTCCTGTCAGTCATTAGTTCGTCGTTCAAATCGTAGACTTAATTTAGTCTATGAGTTGAATTCTTCTGTGGGGCCTGTGCAAAGCAAGTATTTTGACTTTGGTACCCAGATCCATACTAAAATTCCTGATCCATTCAGTAGAGGGGGGGGTTTCGAGAATCGTGTGATGCCTGTAGTTAGATGGTTTACATCAACTACATCCATCAGTTCATCTCACGTCCATTTATGGAGAAGGTGGCGACGTTTCTTATTGAAACGAAGGACGCAACCTATTTTCTCCAATGAATTATTAAAAACTTTAGATATATGGAGTGAGACTAGAAGATATTGGCACAGGGGTTAGTGCCTGAAGACCAAGAAAGAGTTATTATAAGGAGCCGGAAGACAATTAAGAGCTGTAGCTTGCAACGAGAGATTAGGAAGTCCTAGCCCCTCCGTAAGAATCCCTTGGATCGGTAATGTTAAATTACCCAGAAACAAGGAACGTTCTACAAATAATAATGACTCTATCAATACGAAATACTAAACAAGCGTTTAGTTTACTCGACAATATATTAAACAACCCGCGTGCATATCAAAATGCACTCGCAGTTGCCCATTCCGCTGGAAAGCAAGTGGCTAATTACCTTGGAGGTAACCCCGCTTTGTCTTTCCCTACTACTTCACCTATTCCTAATAATATGGTTTTATCCCAAATTACTAAGAACTCTTCTCGCCAATCGAAGCGTGGTAGAGGCCGAAGATCGTCACGTAAAAGTGCCAATCAAGGTCTTAACCCGTCTAAAATTGGTAATACTCTGGTTCCGAGACCGGTTGCATATCGACCAAGAATAACTTTTACTTTTATTCTTACTCCTACTTCTTCAGCAGGAGGTGCGGTCAGTCAGCATTTCTGGCCTGGCTACAAGAATACAGGAATAACTTATTCCATGCAGTCTCAGAGTAGCCAATATCAGCAGATGGCCGCCATCTTTAATTATCAGACTCTTCATTCTATTCGTGCTGAATTTCAGCCTATTGCAACTTATACCACTAGTGGTACAGTAGCTTTATCGATTTATGAAGATCCGACTACTACTCCAGCTTTATCATCCCTGCAAAATGTAATGCAGAAGGACTCAGCTGTGATGGCCGACATCAAGGAGAGATGTTGTCTCTGTTGGAAACCAACAGATGAACAACAAAAGGAAACGAAGGAGTGTGCTGATGCCTCTGGTTTGACGGGTGGAATTCTAAGGAATTTTGCCCCATGTATTCTTGGCATTTATGTTACTAGTAATCTAGTATCTGCAGCAGTTGGGAATATTATTGTCGAAGTAGACTTGACCTTTACAGGTTTAGGTTAACTTTGTATTGATTTTAGCTCGTATCTGACTACGCCGATGGTCTATGGTTAAAGACCGCCACACACTTCCCCTAAAGGTAATGAATTGACGAAACTACGGGTTCTCATACTTTGAGTACGAGATTGAGTGGACCACCCATGAGAACGCCGCAAGGTAAACTTGCGCAACGCTTGTGGGTAATCAAATACTTAACTCTATTGGCTTTGGTATGCTAGCACAGTAATGTGTTATGCTAAGTACCGTGGTGTTGATTCTTTTGGCTTTAGTGTGTGTCTCGGGAAAGCATTTGTGCTTTTGCTCTCCGTGGGCATGCCTCTCTGTTATTAGTATGATCC